TCGAAAGCCGTTACCGCTATAAACAAGATTTAGAAAATATTCTATTAAAGATTTTATTCAAATATTAAAATATGTTTGTTTTTCTTTTACTTATTTTAGTGGTATCCCCACTTCTTGCTCAGAGGGCCAAACGTGAAGGTTTTGGCCCTTGGGAGGCTCAGGAAACGTGGGATGATAAGGGAAAACCTTATATGGACGGAGCCCTTGCTGATAAGATTTTGCAAGTGGTAGAGGAGGTCAAGCAAGTTATCGCAAATGCCTCCTTGGAAACGGAAATAGTTGCGAATGAGATTCGTGAGGCCATTGAGCACCCATTGGACACCATGACTCACAGTAAGCTTGGACTAGGTATTCTAGCGATCCTTGCATTGATACTGTTTGTAGCTGGTATATTCATTTTGAAGCTCTTATGGCCAATCATTGCAATTGTGTTTCGTTGCGTGTGTTTCCCGTTCTCTTTAATTATTAGGGTGACAAGCAGAACAACATGTTGCATGTTAATGTGCGCCACAACTCCCTTCATTTCTCTCCGAAATTGTTTCATTCGTTATCTCAAGAAACGAGAAGCATTCAAATATGATGAAGAAATGGAGGTTGTAGAAAGTGATGGTCCAATACAAATTAAGAGAATTTATTCTCGGCTTAAGTATGACGACAACGGAGTATACGTAGCCGCGGATGACAACACTAGGGTTTACATAGATGACGAAGCAGATCAAATCAAAGCTCACTTAGTTAGAGAGCCAAAGAGATTAAACGGCGATCTAAACTTTAAAGAAACGATGATAGTTAAGTCAGTGCCTAGAACTACCGATAAACTTCCTGATTTTCAAGGAGTTTTTAAAATCGATGATACAGTTATTGGGCATTATAGTTGCATACGCTATCACGGTGAGATTTGTTTGTTGACGGCATACCACATATTGGAATACAACCAAAATTCGATAATTAAGGTTTGTAAAGGGAGGTTTGAAATAGAGCTTAGTCAAATTAGAGCAGACATTTTGTCATGCTCACCATCAGAAAAATTAGACTATATAGTTCTTCGTGTTCCCCTTCCCGTGCTGTCAAAGTTGCAATTGAAGATTGGAAAAATTTCCGAACGTCTAGCCATGGGAAGTGGAGTCGCAATTTTCCAGTACATGGAAAATAAACCGGTGTACACTAGAGCGATTCCTGTAAAATCGGAAAAACCGTGGCATATCAAGTACCCAGCTAGCACTATAGTGGGATCTTCAGGAGCACCCATTTTGGACATTCACCACAGGATAGTAGGCGTACATGTAGAAGCCTCTCCTGATGGATTATTTAATGTCGGGGTTGTTCCTCCGTTCTTTCGTAAGTATGGCAAAGAATCTCCAACGAATACGGACGTACTTGCGTCTGCCCCAGCATTTGAAGAGGTGCCGTTGGATGAGTTTTTAGACCAGGAATGGGATTATTCAGAATTTGAAGATTTTGATGAAGAAATGCACTATATAGAGTTCACACCCAGGCGTGGCGAAGATGTTGGCCAAATGACCTGGGCTGAGCAAATGCGGGACTTGGATGAGGACCGACGAGCACACCGAGAAGATCGGAAAGTGTTTAGAATGAAATCTGCAGAAACAGAAATGGGCAGGATCCAGCATAGGATCAAAGGGGACCGTTTCAGGAAGGAAAGTCCCTGGAGTTGCTCTAAGTGTGGTCTATTGCACTTAAAAGCTGGCTACAATTGCAAAGCCTGTGGCTATGCTTTGAGAAAGCCGCTAACAGAAAACGATCTCAAAGAGACCGAAGTAGCAGTGCAAGCCAGTTTGCCAAATTTGCCGGCAGAATTGATCAGCAAAATTAGCGAGATGGTCATAGGCCAGCTTAGGAAGCAATACAACTTTGAAAACATTGTAGAAAAGTCTTTAAATATGGATCAAGCTTCCTGGAATACTCCAGTAGAAGATCGGAAGAAAAATGCCGAGGATCTGAAAAAGCAATCTACTAATCTGCCCAAGAAAGTTGCTATGACTAAACAATTAGCACAAGCATTAGACACAAAACCAGTACAACCCTATACCGCAGTGGTAAAAACTAAATTACCTTATAGCTCTAACCAAGTTAAAGATACATTGGTTGTGGCTAAAAGTGTGAGGGTTGGAAAGTTCGGTGAAAGGAATCCTTACTTTACTGTAGCAACAGATGCCAACACCAAATTGGATAAAACCGTCAAAGAGACAGTTGTGCCTGAGAAAAAGAGGAAAAGACCACGCCGTAAGCGAACGTCCGAGAACTCTTTAAACTCCCAAGCCCCACTGAGAGGTGGGGCTCGTGGTACAGGTGGTTCGATGGACCAAAACCTTTCTCAAACCAATCCAGATGTATTGGACGATCTTATTGCACTTTTAGAAGCCCAAAAGAACAAGTTGAAACCAAAGAATGGAAAACAGCACTTGCTAGGTTCCCAGAGTTCAACAAGTACGGCTGGCCCAG